GTTCATTTCATTTAATACCCAAGTAAAGAAGTCAGCAGCAGGGAACTCTGGTCTCTGTACTATAGATTGGAAAGCAGGCGCACCCATAAGCTGGAATAACTTTTGAACTGATGCTTCTCGTTCAATACTTGTTTGTGCATTACCAATCATGAATACATAATGACCGTTTCTAGCCTGTTCTGTTACATCGTAAAAGTCTTGGATACCATCCTTAATTACAGGAACTACATCATTAGTTGTTTGATATTCTTTCTTAAGTTTATATATAGCCCATATTATCGGTACGATAACATTATGGCTAAATAAGTATGCCTCTCTGGATAGACGTACTGTCTGACCACTATAGATATATGTTGATTCTGCTGCAGTTCTTACACCACCAGGACCACCATTACCTTGCATATACGGTGATACACCTGTGGCACCTTCCATTTTTCTTTTAAAGAAATCTTGGAAATCAAATCCTCTAAATCCAGCAGAGAAGTTTAATGGCTGAGGCATCCTAACATCATTCAGTTCGTCATTAGCATACTCTATAATACCACCAGGCTCATATATAATTCCAGAGTTTATAATCCCCTTCTGAGCCATTACAGGTGGGTTAACTGTAAGTAACCATGACTCCATAGTCAGGTCCATACATTTATTTTCTAATTCATTTAAAAGTAAAGCTGGCTTTAATGGTGTCTGACCTCTTAAGGTATCAGGTCTTTCGTTGTAGCAAGTATAGCCTATAGGACATACAGGGTACATACTTTCTTCTAGCTTAGCTAAATACTTGCCAGCTATAACTACTATAATAACATTCCTAGCTACATCTCCATTACTAGGGATTATGTAGTCTCCGTAATACTCCATTACTTCTACAGTAGAACCAATGACCTTAGTATCAAGGTTATGGTACTCATCACCATAATCCATTACTTGATTACGACTAGCTTGCTCTACCATTTCTTTTAAGTCAACTATTTCATCTCTTGTTAATTTATAATCTTTGTTAGATAAAATAAAACTTAGAGGAACAAACTCTCTATATATTTTACCACATGATTGCCAATGGTCTTTTTGAGATTTATCAAAGAACAGGTTAAGGGGGTCTATTCTATCTACATCAGCTCCCTCATATACTATCTCATCTTGTACTCTATTCTCATACTCTACACCAGTAAGTATCTGCTCACCATTAGCATTATATTCTATAATAGGTACTTCGTTTTGATATCTCTTTTGTTCTACTTTTTGAGTCCAATGAGCAAACCAAGCAGCTTCACCTTTGTCCATGTAATCATTAAGTATTTTATCTAGTGTAGATTGTAAGTCTATCTTGTAGCAATCATAAACTAATGCAGACTTCAACCTAGCACTCATATTATGAGACTCTGGGTCTAATCCTTGTATATCAAACATACCATCATAGTTTTGGTAAGTGGCTTTAAAAATGTTAGCTCTTAACGATTGGCGTTGTTCGTATACATCAGGTATTAGCTTTACTTCTGCTTTATATTCGTTAGCACTAGGATATATCTCACGCACTACACGTTCGTAGTCCTGCCTAACTTCCTCTACATCGGTAGCCCATTGTTTAGCTTTATTGTTAATATCCTCGCAGATATTATCTCTATCTATCTTTCTGATTTCCTTTTTATTGTCATCTTTGTAATAATAAAATCTCATCGCAATCCTATCTTGTATTCGTATTTATCTCTACCAAATACATCTTTCTTAATACCTTGATAAGTAGAAGTCGGAGACTCCTCTTTCTTTATTGGATAATACCTTAATGCTACATAACCGCAAGCATCTGTAGGATGGGTTAAGTATTTAGCTTTAGGGTCATTCTTCATTTGATAAGTAGAAGGCTTCTTAGGTTTACCGGTACCTTCTTCTTGCACTAAGTTCTCTATATCATAGATAAGCGTTTTACAATCTGGGTGAATAAATATATGCGGAACGCCATTGGCATCTCTCATCATATTATTCCAACAGTTGTACCTGTACGTAATAGGTGGATTAGATTTACCTACGTCAAAATGTACATTAGTAAATCCCATACGAGCTAGCTCTGCTCGCATTATCTTATAATCACTACCTGTCGTCTTTTCATATCTACCAGAACTATCGCCTGTTATTATTATCTCATGTTCTTTAAAACCGGTCTCCTCTAATAACTCACCAAGTATACGGCTCATATGGAGAGTATCGGTGTAATTTTCAACAAGCTCATACAGTATATATATATTTCCGTTGTAATGTTGAACAATAAACCAACACATAGGGTCTGTGTTAAAGTCACAAGCAATGTATAGTGGTTTACTTCTATCTATTTCTATAGTAGCGTTTAGGTTGTCAGCTCGATTAAAACCTTTGGTGGCTAATCCACTAACAAAGTCCATATCCTCACCGAGTACGTTACGCTTAAAGTATTCTTCAGAGTATCTCTCTTTCATACTCTCTATAAAACCTTTAGGTAGGTTCTTAGCGTTTTCTGTAGTGGGAGCAATTATTCTACGGTAGTTATCTGGTTTATTCTCTACAAAGTATTCGTATATCCACCCCTTAGTTTCCTGTGGGTTGGTATGACCAAATAATCTATATTTAAAATTAGGACCCCATGAGTCCTTCTTGGCTTGACGAAGTCTACCTAGTAACATATCAAATGTAGCTCTAGGTATATCAGACATTTCTTCTAATTCTACAAATCCTAAGTTTAAGGATTTAAGTTTATCCGGTTCTTCTAAGTGACGGAATAGTATTTCTGATTTGTTACTGAATACTATTTTGCTTTCTGCCTTTAGGTAATTATAATCAACGCCAGCTTGTAATCCCATACGCTCTAGGTGTTCAAAGTAACTTACTAATGTTGTGTCTCTGACTAGGATTAACGTCTGCGCACCTACTAGACCTTTGATACCAGGGTATTTAAGTGCTAGAATAATACCTAACAGGCTACCAGAGAAGGTCTTACCGCTCCCGTAACCACCTTGGTATAAAGATACATCTATGTCGCTATTATGGTTACCTAACTCCAAGAACTCTTTTTGTGCAGGTAGCAGTTCATATTTATAACTCATAGTCCCTACTTACAAACTCTATTCATAAACTTAGCAAATTTTTCTTTATCTATTTCCTGTTTCTTTTTCTTGAACTTAGAACATGCAAATTGACAATTAAATATTTGCATATTATCAATAATGATTACTGATAATCCACAAAAATAAAATAATGGAACAAGTATAAAAGTATAGTATAGTATATGCTTTATCTTTTCCATATATCCTCCATACCCATAAAGGGTAGTTAGTTTTTCGTACACAACCGCCAGAACTAACTCAAACTGTGGGTAGCTACTCTGTGCACCTTTTCACTACCGAGGTCTCTTTTAGCTTGCACTAAGGTAGAGGCTCGCCTCGTTACACTAATTTAGACCAGAGGGATATTCTCCCCCACAACCACTTAGTGGTATGCTATAATTACATCATAGTCTCATGACCCCATACTATATTTTCCATATGCCGTATGGGAGGGCATGCTCGGACCAGGAATCCCTAGTCAATAGGACTTAACGTATCCTGATGGACCAAGACAACTTAATGCCAGTCACTACAATAAAATTAGACGCCCCATACTGAGAATGCACGTATGCCTCAGATTAAATTTTATCACCATCAAGGTTAAATTGCAGTATAGCAATTTCTTTTTTAACCTCATCAGGTTTAACCCCATTATAGTTAGCTATATCGGATAATATAGCTCTAGCATCTGCTAGTTTACCTTTACGTTTAGCATCATTGAACATATCCCAATAAATACGCATAAGGTCTTCTTTCTCGAAGTCCATTGTATCTATCATTGTATTCAATTGGCTACGTCTATCTTTTATAGCTTCCTTTATGCCCTCATCACTTAGCAATTGTAAACCAATTCTATTTGCGTTCTTTCTATCATAACCGCCTTCTATAGCCGAAGTAGTAGGGTCTAAAGTCGTTAGGTATTTATCTATAAACTTTTGTTGTTGCTCATCACATTCACTATATAACATCACTTGCCTTAATATTTATTTCCAGCGATTGATAATCGCTTAACATATTATCTCTGTATATGCTGATAGGTAGGTAGGCGGACCTACAGCTAATTTATTTTAAAGAGAAAGGAGGAGACTTGGTGCCTACCTTTATATCATAAATCTATTTATAAACCTATTAAGTAAGCGTTAGCTTACTGGGAGAACTCTACTTGTAGAGCTCCTTCCCAATCCAAAAGTAAGGCTTATCCTTGTCGTTCCTTATAATAGGAACACATTGAGTAGAGAATGAATTACCTTTAGTGTTGACTAATACAAACCCTTGCTGCCAATCCATCATCAATCTTCTACCCTTTAGATGGTACCAAGGTTGTCTATTACACAAACACCCACATTCTACTGCTACCGTCTCACCTATAGATGTAGTCTTAAATACTTGAGCTAGGCGGTGTGTGTGACCGACTATAACTGAAGTACCTTCGGATTCCATTGTGGCGTAAGCAGAGTTACCACCTTTACTACGTGCAACGGTTCCATGAGTCACAAGCAGTTGCTTGTTCCCAATTACATCATATACTTCGGGCTCGTATTCTATACCATAGTCATCTAATCTTAACCAACCAGGTAGGCTATAGTTATAATCATCTACCAGTATAGGACTTTGTTGTACCCAGTTATCTAACCAACCTTCATGACATTGGCTACCGATATAAACTATCTTACTGTTCGGTAATATTTGACGTAATAATTGAGCTACTTCAAACCAATTTTCCCGTTCGGTCTTACCATCTCTAAAAACGTTAGCAAGTTCTCTTAACCTAGGATGTGTACTGAATGAAGTCATGTCATTAATGTTTCCATTGAGTATAAGCTCATCTGGTTGGTATTCATAAAGAAAATTTAGAAATAGCTTAAGTGCTTCTCTATCTTGGAATGGTAGATGCCAGTCGGAAGTAACAACTATAGTTCTTGCATCTTCCTCCTGGTCCAACAAGCTTCGCTTGTCTACAGTCTTTATACTTCCGTCATCTTTCTTAGCTTCATTTTCTTTTTTAACTAAAGGTTCATCTTTTAAGCTGTTAAAGTAAGGAAGTAAACTTTCATACAAAGATAAACTTACTGGTAAGCTATCTCTTATCTCTCTAATCTTTTCTCTATTTGGACATCCTTGAGTAACCCAATAAATATAGAGCTCATCAAATTTTGGAATATTAATCATATCTTCTCCCTTCTACTACTATTATAGCATACTAGGTATCTATTCTACATCCACCTTGAGGTGGATATAAATCAATATATTCATTCTAACGTGTCTAGAAGGCTCTCTATTGAGAGTTTAATTTGTAGATATAAACTTATACCTAAAGACAATAAACCCCTTCTTAAAATCGATGCTAGGTACCTTAGATTTAATATTTAATATTATAATAATGGAGCGTCTCACTATATACCTACTCCATATAGTTTTTAATATAGTAGGTTTAATATTGATTTATTAAATCATATTACACATATATTCCGTAGGTATATAGTAGGGTTGTGCTTATATTTATATCGGGATTAACCCCCTACTAATAAAAAATTATTACCCGGTACCCCTCCGGGGGTAGGGGTATGGGTTTATATTTATTATAATTATAATATAATTAGGTCTACTATAAAGTAGACCTATAATAACAATTTAATACTGGTTTAATAAATATATATATCGGCGTATTATATTATAAGTAAAATAAATTGATAATTTATTTTACTTTACTTTAATACTTATTTAATATAGTTTACTTTAATATGTATTTAATCTATATAAGAAAAAAGAAAAATATAAATGTATTTAATATAAAAGAAAAAAGAAAAAAGTAGTATCTAAAAGATACTAGAATTATGGTATTAAAAAGATACTGTACTGTATAAAAGTGATATATTATTTATCTAATACTATAGAATTATATCGAATAGATACAAGCTCTGAAACACTTGATAAAGCTGAATTTAAAAATCATCCTTTTGGGTAGGTTGCAAAATTTTCAAAAGTGTGGATAATAGTAAGTGTGGTTCGGAAGGGAACCGAATAAAAAAAAATACGATACAAAAA